AATTCTTTGAACTCACCCTCTGCTTCTGAGGCTATCTTACTCAAAGTAATTCTATCAGTTCTAAATCCAGACTCTGCTATATCATATACACTTCTAGGTCTTTGTCTGAATCCTGCAACTTTTGCCATTGGTGTATAAATATAACCTTCACCATCACAATCAAAACACTTAGTATAATTTTTAAATGGACTACCATCTTTTTTTATTCTTTTGATAACACCCTTGCCATGACAGGCTATGCATTGTTCTGCTACAGTTCTATGTATTGTCTCTGTATTATCTGCAACTAAATTTCTAAACTGTTGTCTAGAATAGTTAGGTCTTCTCTTACTCTTGCCTGTACTTTTATCTATACCAACATTAAATATCTTAGCCCATTGTTTTTTATCTTTGGGTTTCATAGAATAAATTAGCCAAGCTAATTGTTCTGGACTAGATAAATTAATTTTAGTATCACCCATTTGTCTGTAGACAATCTTATCTATCTTTTGTTTTAGATATGCAAACTCTGCTCTAAATTCTTTCTCAACTTTATCTAATTCATTTAAGTCTACATTAATACCATTACGTTCCATGTCAGATAATACAACTAAAAACTCATTCATCATCTTAACTGTCATAAGTAATCCCTTATTCTTTTCTGATCTAAGGTCAGCCATCTGAGAATCAAATAGACTTCTAGTTATCTTAACATCTATTCTACCATATTCTTCTACAATATCTTTAGGTATGTTTTCAAAAGATACACCTCTATCCATGTATTCTTTTACACTACTATCTTTAGATCCTATCTTTCTTCTACGGCAACACATCTCAAGTGTTAAACTTTTTCTTACACCTCTGTTTAAAATATATTCTCCAAGCATAGTATCATAAACTCTACCATTGTATTTAAATCCAGATTCTAATAACCACATTAAATCAAATTTAATATTGTGACCTACTAATAAAGTTGTTTTATTTAGAGTATCTTGTATCTTAACTGCACAACCTCTATCTATTCTTTCACTATGATTTGTAAAATAATATTCTTCACCACATTTAGAATCTAATCCTACGCTAACTAATATGTTATCTGGATGAAAAGGTGATGGGTCATACCCACCATTCTCATTTTTTTGCCAAGATGTTTCTACGTCTACTGTTGTTATCATACAGATGTTCCTTTCATAGCTATGATTAATATTTTTAAATGTCTTAATTCTTTTTGTTGATCTGCTATTTTATGTTTATATTCAATAAGCATATCCCACATGTCTTGCAATTGTAATGTTAAATAACAAGCATATACTAAGACAAAAATTATACTAAATGCTATAACTAAATTCAGTAACTTATCTAATGGGCTCATTATATAACTCCTTTTAAAAATATTTCTTTTCCACCTCTACCTGCTACTGTTGCAATTACCATTGGTGGATCCTCTAAACCATCCATAGAATCTATATAAACTTCTAATGTACCTGCATTTGTTTGCATTGTTACAAAGCAACATCCTTTGTTTCTTATATCAAAATGTATACCTTTAGCATAACGATCTTCGAATTTATTTTTTCTTCGTATTGCCATGTGTTCTTTATCTCTTCTTTTTCTATACTTCATACCTACTTATTTCCCTTCTAATGGTACACACAGGTTCACCATGATAACCATTAATTTTATTTTTACTTACACATAATGTTCTTATCTTATTTTCTAAATCAGTATTGGGATTCCTACCTATACCAATAATTAAATCTGCCTCTGCAGCTTTACCAGTTTTAGAGTTTTCCATCTGATCAAATGAGATACTGTTTCTATTGTGTGCATCTGCTGACGCTTGAGATATTGCAATCACTGCACAATCTCTACGTTTAGCTATCTCTCTTACACTTGTATAGATCTGTCTTAACTTCTCATCTGTCCTTGCATAAGTTCCAGATACATTAACTTTATCTAGCTGATCTATAACAATTATATCTGGTTTATGCTTTTCGCAGTGTGCATCTATATCACTCATAGACCAATCAACTGTATCAAACATTGATATATTATTTTTTATATCAGCCCATATTCTTTGGGCTTGTACCCTATCAAATAATATCTCATCCCTAGTCATACCAGTATATGCTGAGATTGCTCTTATCTGAGTTCTAATAGCAGGCTCTTCATTTATAAACGCATGTACTTTTGCACCTTGAGAACAAAAACCATCTGGCCCTGCACATAAACTTACCCAGAAAGCTGTCTTACCTGTCTCTGGTCTAGCAAATGCAATCATAAGATTACCACCACCAATACCCCCTACGTTTTCTTTTAGTACAGGTATATTAAATTTCCATTTAGTAGTAACATCTAATAATTCTATAACTTCATCTATGTCACTAGTCACTGCAGGGTTTTTATCTTCATCAATATTCGTTTTATGATTGCCTATCATGCCAGTTATCTCTGTAAAGTTTGCTTCCTTACCATTAAATATTTCTGTAGCCTCTACTGCTATTCTTTGTGCAAGATCTCTATCAGATAAGATACGCATAATATCTTTTGCTATCTCTTTGCTAGGCTCTTGTACTTCTTTAATGTCTTCTACTAATTCACTAAACTTTTCTTTTGCAGCACGGGTTAATGCAGGATTAAATATTGTAGTATGCAAAGAATACAACTCATCAATCTTTATATCCTCTTCATATTTATCGTGTGCTTTCTGTATTGTATCATACAGAGAACTTACATCTCCAGAAAATACTGTAGGTGACAGTATGCCTCTGTATTGTGTGTAAAATTTTTTATTAAGCATAAGCCTAATCATTTGTTTTTCTATCATAAATTTTTCTCTCTTTTTTCTAATACCTTTTCGTTGTGTAACTTTTTTAGTTTATAAAGATTAGTTTCTAATATTTCATTTTCATTTTTTAATCTCTTTACTTCTGCGTACAGAGCCATAAGTTCTTCTGCTCTATATTTAACAAATGTTGTAAATTTATTATCACATTTCTTAGTTTGTTTTTTTAGATAATCAATTATCTTTTTCTGTTTATCTATAATCTCCTCAAGATCATTTGACCCCCTATCAAGATTTACTGCCATTCCCGTACTCCTTTCTTAATAATAAATCTATTGTATCTAATATTGATTGGTCTCTTTGATTCCATTCCGATCTATTCATATCTTGTATATCATACTTCCAACTATTCCAGCTGTCTAGTATTTCTTTTTTCATTTTATCGTCCATAAAATATCTCCCTTACTTGTTCTGTGTTAAAGTATTTTAAGTCATCTTCTAAAGGTTTTACTATTACATTTTCAAATCCAGATGATCTTAAATCTTTTGCCATGTCATATGATTTTGTTGTAGCATCTCTGTCTAAACATATATATAAATTTTTATAAGGTGTCAAATGAGATTTCTGTACTGATTTTAATTTAGTACCCATAATAGAAATACCAGTTAATATATTTGATACTGCACAAGCTGATGGGCAATCCTCTACAATAACTGCATCATCACACTCACCACATTTAAAAGGCACATCTTTATTACCATACATATACCACTTAGGAAAATCTTGTTTAGTTAATGCCCTACCTACTGCACCAACTATCTTATGTGATATTCTATTCTTAACTAAGAACACAACTCTATTTTGCTTTACGTCATATTTAAAATCTGCTCTACCCCAAGACCAAGACTCCCAACAATTATTATTGGATAGCCAACTCATTGCCTTTTCGTTTGAATATATTGATTGAAAACTATCTGGTATTTTAAATTCTGTATCTTCTATGTGTAATGTTTTATTACCATGAAATACTCTATCTACATAATGCATATTCTTTTCTCCTTGATGTTTACCTTTTGCGTTACATGTTGAATGAAAACAATACCAACCTATTTTGTTTTCGGTTGTATCTATAGACAAAGTATTTCTACCATTACAGAATGGACAATCCATTCTTGTCTGAGTTTCAGAGGGTATGCTTAAACCTTTTATAACTTCTAACTGTTGTCTATAATTCAACCTGCACTTCCTCGTATGTTATTGTGTACTTATCTGTTGCATAAAAATCATTTGCCTCAACTTTCATAAGGTTGTTGTTAAGATAATATGCTACATTATTTTCTACTTTTTCTATTGTTGGTTCGTTGTCGAATGGGATTATTGCTACTGCTTCTATCCCTAGTCCTACTAATCTTATTTTGTATTTTTTCATCTTCTTCTCCCTTATCAAATAAGTTTTGTTTTGTCAAATTATTTTTTCTTAATTCCTTGTAATACTTTGGGTGTTTCCACTCGAACATTTTTTCCCTCCTTATATTCTTTGTACCATGATACATCTCTACTTTCTTTCTTGCACCATTCGTAATGATTTTCTAAAATTTTCTTTATCTCATCTGCATAACTCATAGTCTACCTTTTCTTTCTTTTCTAAATTGATATGGTAATTTAATTATTTGATTACTTATGTTACCTTTTTTACTTGTCCAAACAATCAACGCATTACTGTCTTGATCATTTGGTTTGCCATCATATTTTTTTATGGCTTTCTTTAAACTCATAGCTTCGATATGTTTCTTATCTCCACCAGTTCTTATGAATGTATATTGTTTCATTTTTTCTCCTTATTTGGTTGATGTAACTCTGCCCCATCTGCTTCAAGATTATCTATTAGGTTTAATCCCTCAACGATACCTTGTGCCGTATGAATATTATCACAGAAACAAACTACATTTTGTTTTCCATTTTGTAAATCATACATTACTGCATTTTTGTTTGCATAATAATTACCTTTGTAATTATCTGCTATAAACATATCCTTTGTTATATACGGATCATCAAGTATCATTGCTTTTCTCCTTATCTTCACAGTACTCAGTTAAAAAAGTATCAACGGCTGATGCTG